TTTTAGCTACCGTATCTAAATCGGAAGAAGTTGTTTCGTATATTGTTCCTACTGGATAAAAGAAGTCTAACAGTCCTGATATTGTATTATTACTAAGACTGATTGTTTTATTGGTCAAGGTCTGTGTATCTGTCGTTCCTACAAAATCCCCACTTGGTAGTGCCTTATCTCCTAACAATTTTCTAACTGTTGCCCTTTTTGTAGAGCCAGTAATATCTTGAGATGTATCACTCTTATCTACAATTGCCAAGTAATCATTGGTCTCATTAACTTCTGTTGCCTCTACTAAGTCTAGTATGTCTATTCCTGCCATTTTATATATCACTCAATTTAGTATATGTTGTACTTATATCAGCAGTATCAGTCCATATTTCCTTATCCTCTCCATGACTATACACCAAATAGTCTGTATTACCCTCTGTCATTAATTCTTCTCTGTATCCTTCTGTAACAAGCCTTATCAGTCCACCAAAGAACCCCCAGTTAGTATCACTATCTACTCCATCTACAAAAGCACTCTCTCTTCCCTGCTTTGTCAACTCTTTTCCATCTTGTGTTAGTAATGCTCTTCCATCTTGTGTTGTAAGTGTATCCCCACCACTATATTTTCTATATCCTGTTACTTTGTCTTGAATATCTGTCCAGATTGTCATTATAGCCCTCCATACTCATCTACCATAGATATTGTCCCGCCACTATCAAGGTTTCTCTCTACAATATTATTCTCCATCTCATCTAATCCCATATTAAACTGTGCCATCATGTTATTACCCTCGTTAGGTAGTCCTAGTGTATATTTCCCCTTGGCACTTGCATAAAGGGTTAGTAAATGGTCATAATCTAGTGGAAGTCCTGATGTGTCATCATCTGCACTCATGTCTGCAGGGTTTTCTACATAAATCATGTAAAGCCCATCTTCAACTGATGTTGTTGGTGCTGGTCGCAGTTCAAACATATTGCCTAAAATTGTGTATTTAGGGTCTACTTGAGAATAAATGTCTATATTAGGGTCTCCTATCTCTGTTAAATCTATCTGGTCTACTTTAACTCTATCTGTAGCATTAGCATATCCTACCTCTAGTCTTACAAACTTCCTAAAATCTTGTGGTAGTGAATAAAGGGACTGATTAGCAACTGTATCAGCCTTAGCAATCCTTAAAAAATAGTTTTGTCCTAATGTTAGAAGTCTGTTTAACACAAGGTCTCTTGCAGTATTGAGGTCTCTCTTAACCTGTGTGCTAGTTACCGTGCTATTAGCCCCTATTGTCATGTTGAGCAAATCACCTACCTCTGACTGCATTTGCGAGAATGTCATTGTATTGTCTAATCAATTAAATATCCCCGTACCCTCGTATATATTTAATTATACCATGTTTAGATTAACTCTCTTTGTGTCTCTTCTGGTAAAATACTCTTGTATAACTTCACTACTTCTCCCGCTTCCTTTTCTAAACTTCTTTCCTCCTTAACCCATTTCTTACCTTCAATTACCTTGTTTTGAGCCTTGCCAGACTTAATATCTTCTAGCATAGCCCTAAACTTCACCTCAAACTCTTCTTTATTCTTGTATGGATAACTGTTATTCTCATTTACAACCAAAGAATAAGGTAACATGTTCTTAACTACACTAGGTACTCCCAATGCAGTAAACTCTGTAAACTTAACCTCACTTTTATACTCATTAAAGGGTTTATTCTCTAAGGGTATAATAGCCCCATCTAGTCCTAAAGTCTTTAATCTGTATGTGTAAGCTTTAAATGGATACCATGGGTATCTTGTTATTCTATCTTCAAAGTCCTTAAACTGATTTCTATAGTAACTTCCCATTATATGTAGTGTAACCTCTGGATAATCTGCTAAAACCCTTGCTAAAGGCTCTTTAATCTCGTCCCAGTCTCCTAAGTGGCTAATACCACCTTGCCAACCAATTCTAATCTCACCCTTTTTCTTATCCTTTGGTATAAACTCCCCCTCTGGATACAAATCAAAATTAAGTGCATTGTGTACAATTCCCGTCTTAACCTCTCTACTTCCAAACTGCTGGTAAAAGTCTAGCAATTTTTGTACTGGGGAAGTAATCAAATCAGCACTTGCTAATATATACAGTAGGTTCATTTGACCACTTAGGTTTTTGTATCTATTAAATCCCTCTGTTAAACCCGTAACCCATACAGGCTTGAGATTCCCATTTACTAAAGCCCATGCATCTTCTGTACCAAACTCCTTGTAATGCTCAGAGGTTGGTAACACCTCCATTGTATTATCATCATGGTCAAATACCACCTTTTTATTAGGGTCTATTTCTTCTTTTATCAACTTAAAATACTGGTAATCATATAACCTCCCTACTACCACATCAGCAGATTTTATCAATTCCATCTGTTTTTCTACTGGTTCTTTCCCGTCCATCAAATAGCTTTTAACGTCATCTCTGAACTTAAAGGCTTCATCAAACTGTCTAATCCTATACCAGCCACAACCACTCTCATCTGCAGGTAAAAACAAGACCTGAAGTGGTCTTTTTCTTTTTGTTTTGGATTTCTTGGACATAATATCCTCGTTATAATTTAGATTGTTTTAGGGTCTACTGTTAAACACATTCTGCCTTGTTCGTCTTTAACAAATGCTTCCTTAAACTTGACAGGATTAGTTATAACATCATCTCCCCATATTTTTCTAGCTACATAATACATCTCTTTAGGAATAACAGCCTCAAGCCTCCAGTCTCTACTCTTGCTAAAACCATCAGATTTAACTCTCATTCTAGCATTATGCTCAAATACTCCCCCAAAGCCTTCTTCTAAACCTCTGTGCATTTTAGCCTTTCTCCTTTTCTCAAGTTGCTCACCTATAGCTCGTGCTAGTATTGCTTCCTGCTCTTTGTTCTTAGGTGCTAACTTCTGCAAGATTTCTAAAACCTCTTCTTTGCTCTTGCCCGTTATCTTTTTCCCTTGTGGGTCTACTAATTCCATATCTCTATTATACCATTTTAACAAAAGAGAGGGACTAACGCCCCTCCCAATTGCACTACTTAGTAATTAAACTAGACTGCTAATCCAGTTGCTTTACCGTTCATTTTCTCTGCTCTAGCCTCTAAGGTCAGTTCACCAATCAAGACTCCATTCTTCGCGTCAGCAGTTTCTGGAGTATCTATCTTTTTAACTGGTCTTAGTTGTGCTACAGCCCACATGTCTTTCTGTAAGACTGTGAGTGTGTCGTTAGGAATCTGACTATCACCCTCAACAACCAACCTACCAAATGGTGAGGAATAGACCAACATAGCAGATGTAAACTCTTTGTTTCCATCGTTGTATGTTCTATCAGCACTCATTAACTGTGCTAACTTGTTTACTTGGGTATAAGAACCCAATAACCAATCTGGTCTTCCACCATTGGAGTAACAATCCTGAATCAATTTGTTTAACTCACCTTCTGAGATATTCCTTCCACTTCCAGTTGTACCACTACTACCGTATCCTGTTGATACATTTGTAGTAATGAATGCAAGAATACCCTTTAACTCTCTAGCAGTTCCAGAAGCCCCAGATGCACCAGTACCATTGACAAGAGCCTTCTCAATGTCTCTTCCAATAGCTTCTAGGGCAACCTGAACCCTGAATGCATACTCATCTTCCATTCCTGCAGGATCTACTGCCTGTTGAGTATTGGATACTTGGAATGTCTTTCTAAAAATCTGAGTGTAGTTAGAAAGTCTCTGAGGTGCGGTTAATGTGCCATAGGAGTATGTAGCACCCTCAACCTGTGCATTGTCTGCAGCAGTATCGTGAGTATATGTACTCCACTCGTGAATAGTATTCTTTGCAGCTACCTTCCTGAGCTTTGAGTACACAGGTGTAGTCATATCACCAATTTTTGTTAAGACGTCAGTCAAATCTTCATGATTTGTTTTTGCGTCGTATGTCTGATATACAGCCATTTTAGTAATTCTAATAATTAAAAGTCCTCATAACAAGGACCTAACAGCCTATAAAGCACAGCGACTATTTACGCCTTCCCAATGTCTTTACCTTGCCTAAATGTTAAGACTTTGGCATTGGTGCATGCTTTTTAAGAAACTGTGTAAAGTCTCTTGTTCTTGAAGCCGCTTCAAGTTCTGAACTTCTGGTGTCATCCACCTGATTCATTCCTCCCTGCTGCTTCTCAGAATATGTAGAACTTCTCTGTTGCTTTGCCTTTGCCTCTGCGATCTGATCTAAGTACTTCAATTTGTAAGCCGTCTCAGGATCAGATACATACTGACCTTGTTTTGCCAACTCATCCATATACTCAGCAATCTCAGTTGCAACAAACTTAGGCATACCATCTTTCCCATCATACTTACCCTCTAAACGGTTGCACTCAGAGATAAACATGTTTGCTGCTTTCTCTTCCTGCAAAATCCTTTCTTGCTCTTCCTTTGTAACAAAGCCCAACTTTTTTAAGGTCTCCTTAGCAACTTCTAATTGTTGCTGTTGGGCCTGTTCGTCAGGCGACATATTGGCAAGTCTCTGGGCTTCCTCTTGTTGCCTTTTTAGTTCTGCTAATTCTGCTTCGTACTTCTTGGCCTTCTCATTAACTTCGGCAAATCTCTCATAGGGGATTACCTTAGTCTCTGGTTTAGCTTCAGTACCCTGTTCTACCTCTTCGGAGATTAACGCCTTCTCTGGCGACTCAATAGAAGTATCTTCAGTTGCTTGTTCTACAGGTGCTGATTCTGTAACGGAAGCATCCGTTGTGTTTACAGCAATAGAGTTTGTGTCCTCCATAATCTTACCCACATTTTAACGACTTCTGTGTCGTACGGGTTTTTACAATTTATTTATAAAGAGCTAGTAGATTATCTCTACTGTGCAACAGGCCGAGGATGGACCTGCTGCATACTAAAGACAACCTCTTCCTTAATTATAACACATTCGTAACACCCCCTTTATACCTGCAACTGCATTCCCTCTGGAAGCGGTGCATTAGGGTCTATTCCCTCTAATCCTTCTATTCCCTGTGGCATTCCTTGTGGTGCTTGCTCTTCTGCTATTCTCTCTTGCTCTACCTTAGGGTCAATTCCTAAGTTCTCTAATAAGGTCTGTCTGCTAACATCTCCACCCGCTCTTAAAGTCATTAGAATATCTCTCTTTGCTTCTTTGGTATGTGCTACTCCACTTGTTATCTTTACTTTAACTTCTGGGTTTGCTGGTATGCTTACAACCTTTATGAGTCTTTCCATCTCCTTTGGTTCTAATCCACCACCCAATATTCCGTAATACTCTCCACTTGAAGCTCTAAATGGCTTTGTAAGTAACTGATACTCGTATCCTAATTGTAGTATGTCCTCTCCTAGTTTGGCTAAGGTATTAGCTAGATTATTGACTAGGTCTGATAACTGATTAAAGTTGGAAGCAATCAGGGTCTCAATAGCAATACCACTCTTTACTCCCGTTGGTGTTTGTCCTATAAAGGCTTCATTAGCAGCACCTATCAGCTGTATATATGTCCCTAGTGCATTTATCTGTCTATCCACATCACTCCCCATTGGTGGTGTAGGCAGAAACTCTGGTTTGAACCCTGCCTTATAGTAAATCTTCTCCCCGTTTTGATTTGTAACACTCTTTACTCCAGCCCCTTTAGGTATAAGCAATCTTCCCTTGTTGATTAGAATATTGTACTCAAGTCTTGAGGTCTCTAAATAGTTAGCCGCCTTGTTGAGTGGTACAATGTTCTTTACCCAACCCTCGCCATAAATACCACCTACATTGATATCGGGCTGATAAATCTCAAAAGGTAACTTCTTAAAGGTGGTTAACTCATTCCTTAAAATCTCATTACTCTGTGGACTGGTAGTTATTACTCTTATTCCCTCTTTGGTCACAAACCAACCTTCGTGTAATATTACATTCTTACTGGTGTTACTGATATTGTTCTCATTGTTAAGGATAAGATTCTTATAATCACTCTCGCTTAAAGTAGAAGTTGTTGTTAAGTTCTCTACTACCTTTTTATCATAATTAGGATTGTCAACTAGTAACTCATAAGGCTTACTCATAACTTTAATAACATACCTAGCGTCATCCATGCTTGTACAATATGGGTCAATGTAAGTATCAAATGGGTCTAAGGTTTCTATCCAAGCATTGCCCTCTCCATTGTCTAATCTATCATCGTAGCCATATTGGAATATTCCTAAACCATAAAGCAGTCCATAAAGCAAAGCCTTGTTAGCCTTCTCTTCTAAATTGAGCCTGTCATACTGGAACGCCAAATATTCCCCCAATATTCTAGAAGTATCGTTGTCTAATTCTCCATAAGGCAAGGCGTCTACATCCCAAGTTGGGTTAGCCTTCATGACTGCGTTTCTAACAGCCCTGCAGACCATATACGTATGGTTAATGTAAAAGGTTAATGGGTTTCTAACATCCTTTATAAATGTTCCTGTTACTTTATCATACTTGAGATTCTGGTTACCCTTGTAATACATGTAGTTCACAAACCATTGAAGTTCAACATTATTGCCTCTCCAATTCCTACTCTCATCAAACTTCTCCTTAGTATAGGATAACCAATATTCTTTGTCGTACTTCTTTTTACGACCTCTCTCCTCGTAATCCTGAGCTGTGCTTCTTGCCATTTGTATATCAAACTAGATTAATAATCCTCGTTCTTTATTCCTTGTTCTTAAAAGTCTTTTCTATTGCTTCTTGAATGACCGTATCCATATTCTCCAGTTCCACTAGATTACTAGTATCTTCTATCTCTTCTTCTTCGGGCTTCTGTGCATAAGTAGTAAACTCTGGTAAATCCCTTGCTTTAAGTAATTTTTGTAACTCTTTTCTCTCACTAGAGCCTGTTATTATCTGCAAGGAGGCTATAACTCCAAGAGCTACTACTGCTATACCAAGTAAAATACACAAAACTATGACTGTTGTTTCCATATATACAATTATAACATATTAGATAAAACTATCCCCCGACATCATCTCGTCTATTGAATCATTAATATCAACTTCATCATCATCTTCCTCTTTTTCCAGTTCTCCATACATGTTAACCTTAGGGTGTTCAAAGTAATCTGGTCTTGCCATACAAAGATATCTAACCGTATCTACTAAGTCATCTCCTATTTTGTACGGTGTTGGATTCATTCCATAACTTCCGTCATTAAACTCTTTCCAATGATAATTCTTTATCTCTTCCACAAGTAAAGGACACTTGTTCTTGTCAATAAATAGTTTATTCTCTCTAATCATTCTAGTTACCCTACTTATACCAGCCATAACATCGTTGTTAGCAGGAACAAATCCCCAGCCTTCTTCTTGTAATTGGAATAATATGCTCTGTCCACTTGTCTGGTCTGTCTTTCTCCCAGAAGGGTCTATAATAAACATTTCTATGTCCTCTTCTTTAAGACCATTTCTAACTAACATTGATTGTAAATATCTTGATATATCTCCAACATGTAAATGACTCTCCCTAAACTCATCAATAACAAAGAGATTTCCTTCTAAATCTTCTTTAGCCAATATACAAGCAGTCGGGTGTTCCCACCCAGGGTCAAGGGACACAAAGAATATATCAGTAACCTTTCTCTCAGGACTTGGCTTACAATGTATCTCCTCCTTGAAGTCTGGATATATCATACCCGCAAAAGCTTCAAAACTCGCCATATACTCCTGTTTCCAGATTAACTCTGGTGTTCTACTTCTAACCTCTTCTATCTGTTTAGCACTCCAATATGGAGAGTCATAAACGGTGTACTGGAAACTGTCATACTCAGGGTCATCAGACAATCCTCTTAGAAACAACTCATAAAAGAGGTTTTGTCCTTTAGGGGTTCCTATAATCCTTGTTTGGTTGTCCTCTGCTTTTATCATAGGCATTATAGTATTGTGCCACAAAGAATCTTTCTTCAATATGTGTCCAGCCTCATTTAATACAGCTCTTTTATAGTTAAACCCCTCTAGGTTCTCTGGCTTTTGTGCTGAACCAAAGTCTATATATCCACGAGGCAACTTAAGTATCTTCTTTTGAGCATTCCAATCACAATATGAAGAGATAGGTCTGAGTAAAGGTTTGAAGTATCTTTCTATATACTTATCAATATTAGTATGAACAGTATCTACCCACAAAGAAGGACAATTTAATCTCATTGTTTCTCTTATAATCCATTGTGCAAAATTATATGTCTTCCCAGTTTGCCTTCCTGCAGGTACTACTACAAAATGTTTATTACTATTGATTGCTGGAAGTATAAACTCTGGGTAATTAAACTCAAGATTTAGGTCTGTCATCTTTTGCTATCCCTTCTGTTATATTAATGATTACATTCCCGCCCATATCAACATCTAACTGCTGAGGTGCATTGCTTATATGTTTGTTTATCCTATCCAATATAAACTTTGGGTTTTTTGCATATCTAAACATATCTACTTCTAAGACGGTATAATTCTGTGGATTATTTTTTATATCTTCCTTAATATCTAGAAACTCCTTGTAGCTCATGTGCTGATATTTATCATAAATATCCATCATTTCTCTTGCCATTCTTCTTCTCTCCCAGCCCTTACTCTTTGCTTCTGGACTGGGTTGATATTCGGAAGTAAACATTACCCTGTGTCCATCTAAGTGGTCTTTATCGTTTTTAATATCGTTTTCCATGATATACTATTATACCATTATTCTAGCTTATCTAGCTCTCTTAAGATTTTCTCTCTCTTCTTCTTAAGAGATAACAACTCTGCTTCTCTAGCCTCAGTTCTACCACCTTTAGATTGTATACCGTTTATTATCTTGTGCCTCTGGTTGTTTATCTGGTGCAACTGTGCTTTTAGTTTTCTCTTTCTCCCAAATATTCTCTCCCAACCCTCTTCATAATTCTTCTTGCTCTCTAATGTGATTGTTGTATATGGCTTACTTACATCTTCGCTCATAGTGTTTTAGTCCAATCTAAAATTAAATCTAAACCTAAACTAGGTCTTTTTATATACTTATCCATGTCAATAGGCTTCTGTTTAGGCAACTTCTCTCCTATCTTTATGTATGTGTTGTTCATTGGCACTCTCACAGGCTCTCCTGGCTCTCTAAAAGTCTCTTCCTTATCAACTACATAAACAGGTATTCCCATAAGTCTAGCAAAGCTCTCAAAGGTCGAGGAATTAGGTGTAAATACCATGTCATAGTTAGGAAGTTTCTCTTTTATGTCTTCTAGAATATCGCTTTCTACACTATTAAACCACTTCTTTGGTGCGAATATCTCCCCAGTCTTGTCTGTTAGTTTAACTGTCCAATCAAACCGCGGGTATGCTTCTCTTAACTGGTTAAATACTCTCTGATTGTACTCCTGAACATCTCTAAACCAATGTAGTGGCACATACAAAGCTTTATTGCCTGTGTGTTTACTCTTTTTAATGTCATCATATATAGGATTTCCAGTTACCAGTATTTTTCTAGGTTCTACTCCAGCTCTTATTAAAGATTCTTTACTCTCATCTCCTAGTGCTAAATATCCATCAGCAATAAAATCCCTGCTATTTAGCTCGTAGTCAAATAACGCACCAAAACCATGTTCATAAACTATCACCTTCTTGCCTAAGCCCTGCAGGGTCTTGACCTCGTTTCTAAACGGCCAGTCTGACCACAAGAAAACTATGTCGCTATACATCAAATCATCTCCTCCCGCTTCCCATTGCCAAAAGTTGTGATGATTGTAAACAAAGTAGTTCATTTGTTAAAAGGTTTTTTATATATTTGAGATCTAGGGAACGCTCCCCACTTTTCTATAAAATACTTATGAGCCTGGTCTTGCCAATTATGCCCCCTCCAATAAGGAGAGTTTTTAACCGTCGTCTGTCCATAATGTATAAACCTGGCATTCTCTACGCACATATTTTTTCTGCCTTTTAAATCAATCCTATACTGCATATCCACATCTTCCCCATAGGCAGGGATAAACTTCTCGTCAAACTTCCCCACCTCTTTAAATAGCCTATCATTTACCATGAAGAAAGCATAATGGTCATAAACTTCGAAACTATTAACCACAAAATCCCCTGAAGGGTAATTAGCAATAGAATTAAGGCACCGACCACTCCACATTACACTCTCCTTGTCTTTCTCTGCATAATCTACCAAATTATCTATCGCCCCATCGCTTAGTTCTATATCTAAATTGGGGATTATCACATACTTGCACCCCTCTTTTAAAGCCCTTTTAACCCCCTTGTTCCAACTTTTTGAGAGAATATTCTCGCTGTTCTCGTCCACAACATTAAATCTTTGTAGTATCTCCCTGTAATTGTTATCAAGTTTCGTAACCCTGGCATAAAACACTAACTTATACTTGCTCCTCATGGTGTCCAATGCCCTTAAGGCCTGGTTATAAGTAACATCGTTATCTATGTAAACTGTAGCAAGTATTCCTATCGTCATAGTTCGTTCTTATGCTTAGAAGTATCATCACTGAATATATCATTATTCCATAGGTTCATGTTAATAGTGTTTATATCAAGCCCTACCTGCTTGGCACAAACAGGAAAACTTAACTGGTCTTGGTATGTATACTTGTTGTTATGCTCCCACCATAATTTATTAAACTCCTCCACCTTATTATTGTGCCTTCTTATCATTACAGTACAAGCCCACAATCCATTGTGCTCAGGATAGCCTTGCTTTCTATATTCTTCCACTTGTTCAAGGACTGGCACCCCCTGATACTTGGGCATGAATTGACAAAAATTTGCCTCATCGTAAATACAGTCTCTCTCAGGGTGCTTTAAAAGTGCCATGTCTTTGTCCCCAAGTTGATCTAAACACCACTGTACAAAATTAGGGACTTTTAACTCAACACTTCCGTCTATCCAAATGCTAACATCACAGTCCAAAACTTCGTGTGGCATACATTTAAAATACTTGGCCTTCATTCGTGGGTGTTGCTCTGGTCTTTCCACTTTTCTTACTTCCCAACAATCGCTCTCTAAATTATCAGTAAACAGTATAGGCTTCTCCTCTAAAGGGAGTGCCTTTGGTGTATCATAACTTCCATAAATTGCACTGTATACGATTGTCTTCATAGTTTTGTAATTATACCTAATCCATTAGATTCAAGTCTCTCGCCAAACTTCCAGCCAGGATACTGTTCCTGTAATTCACTAAAGAACTTTTTGACCCCAAAGTCTCGCTCTGTAACCTGAGTATCATGTAAAATAATATGCCCCCCCTTGGGTACAAACTTGCTCCAATTGGTGAAGTCTTCTTTAATATCAGAATAGTAATGCCTACCATCTATGTGGAGCAAGTCAATAGCACCATCCCAATCCTCAAGGGCTTCGTTGAATGATTTTTTGATTAGTGTAACATTCGGATATTCGGACAAACATTTGGTCGCTATATCCTCTACTTCTGTTCCAAACTTCCCTGCGTGCTCGTCTCCCATAAAGTGGTCTATCCCATACAGTTTTGTGTCCAAATCATGGTCTAAACAAGATTCAGCCATAGTAGCAAGAGAGTGCCCTAAATAGACACCTAACTCTACAATGGTCTTTGGCTTCCACTCTGGTATCTGATTGTAAATATAAAGAATATGTCCAGCCCATGCAGTCTGGTGTTGGCCTAAGTGCTTGTACCATTTAAAATCCTCAAACATTTCTATATATTATACCATTTTAAATAACTGGAAAGACATAATCTTCCCTAATATCATTAATTGCTTCTCTCATTTCCCTGTACCACTTTTTATTTATCTCTCCCTTATCTAGTATCCTTTTTGCTACCACTATGCACTCCGACAACTCACAGGAAGGTATCTTCTCTCCTAGCCAATAAGAATTTATTATCTCTCCCCAGTTGACTTTATGATTATGATAAACACAGCCCACAAAAGGCTTAAAGGTTAAATCATCTGGATAAATCTGATGCCATAATAAAAATGCTACTTCTCCTATACTTGAAGTTACATAATCGGCTTCTTTTCCCATTGGTGGCAGTAGGTAAACAAATTATATCCAATATAAAACTAATTTTTACCTTTTGTCAAATTATTTAAACCTGCTCCACTTATAGGACAAAAAGTGTCTTATTTCTCATTTATAATCTTATTTAACTCTTCTAATCGCTTCTCCATATCCTCTAAAGTCCACTTCTTAATCTGATTTTTTATCGTGTATAGGTAGGCATAGTCTTCCCACCTTTTATCCTCTAACCACTCCCTAAACCATAGGGGATCTTCATGTGCTGATTCTATCCCAAACCTATGGTGTTTGACGCATAAACAAACCCCATCCCTTATATCCCAGCGTACCATTCGGTTGCGTCTTCCTACAATATGGTGAGAGTTTAGGTGTCCAGATTCTCCTATACCACAAACCTCACATTTATATCCAGCCCTTTTCTTAACAGCCGAACTCCATGCTTCATCAAGTTTTTTACTTAACTTTCCCTTTGTCAGAGGCTTTTTTGTCTTGGGCATTTTTGCGACCCCTTTTGGCATAAACTAAAATAGCTTTCTCCTGATCCTCGTCTAACATAATAACCCCCTTTACAATGTGGGGCTTTATATCACGGACAGCCAATCTCTTGTACAAGGTTACTGGACTTATATTATTCTCTTTTGCTATCTGATATATTGACTTCATAAACCCATTGCTTTAATTAAACTTAATAATAAAAATACACAATAGACACTAGCACAACCTA